CTTTAGCTTACCATTTAAAGTAAGTTATGTCCCTACCGGGACCCACCTCATTGATAGCTTCGCAGCATGAGGAACTGCGTAGGCATCTTGCCGTTGTCCGACTAAGTTTTGGAACAACAACCCACCGATTCCCTTTGAAGCTGCTTGATCATCACGATCACGCTGTGTTTCGTTGATAACGAAACGCCTCTCTGTTAACCGATGGAGTTTATCATCCCATCTTAGCTTTCGTGATGCACGCGTACATCTAACGAAGAACAATCCTGGTGAGCCATCCGAAGATGACTCGTAGGACTTTATGGGAAGCAATGATTTTATCAATTGCTCCACATAACGCGCTGTTTTCCAATAGCCACGTTTGTAAAAGTGGTGTTGGAGTTGGACGGCAGAAAGGATACCTTTTAGGTCTCTTTTGTCGCATGGGAAAACCTTTCTAAGTTTCGTGTAGGTTACTGGTACGCCTTTAAAGGCATCCATACCACACGATTCTCGAAAAGGACCCTGAGTAAAACACTTACCTTCATTGACCTGCATCCCCAGTTTGTGGAAATGCCTGACAAGATGTGGATATGTTTGCTGGTGGACGATAAGATCGTCTCCAAATACATAAGAACACGTAGGCAAGTGCCAATAGCGCTCTATTGCCCTAATTAAGGCAAAGTACACTACTGCTTGAACCGGGAAGCATAGCATTGATCCCATTGGAGCGAACTTTTTAAACTTGACATAGGTTGAATCCTTGTCAGGTAGTATCGTTCCTTCTGTTCTCGTTGCAAGGAGGCAGTTCAACAATTCGGGGACATCTCCGAAAAGATGCTTAACCAAATCCAGCGAGACCCTGTCAGAGGCCTCGGATAGATCCACTGTTACCAATGGTAGGTCATCCCTAGTCGTCTTAACTACAACCTCCTGATTCACCTCCTGGGTCGTAAAGTTTACCCAGCCTCGAGTCAGGGGATGCCTTTCAAGCCAACTCATTACTGCTCGGCCTAAGCCTTGCTGAATAAATTGGTACTCAAGAGGCTCCATCGAGATAAGTCTAGGTCCACGAGAGTCTTTAGGGACGAGGCAAACCCTCGCTATCCCGTACTCTTGCTTCTCTAATAACCTATATCGTGGAATGTCGTGAAGCAGCGATTGCCTAGAGGGGACAAAATACTCATAATAGGGGTAAACCCTATGTATTCTGTCATACTTCCTCTTGAAAGCCCACTTGTCTTCATCATGTTCCCCAGTGGCAACGGCTCCAGGCCCGTGTTTCGGCAAAATGTCATATGGGTCGAACCCTTTAAACACTTCACCTACGATTCTACGAGCCTCGGACACAACGGAATCTACTTCTAATGAAGGAAGATTCTGATCCGTAGCTACGAACTTGTCAAGAACCGCCTGATTCTGTTCTGCAGAATAAGGTAGCTCCAACTTGTAACATAGCATGCAGACTTGCAACACCTCATCCACAGCGGATGGGCATGCGTCGTCTGTAAGTGCACCTGTCCTTTCATCAAAAACCATCGATAGCAAACCCCCGAGAAATCGGGGGAGCGCCCCTCTTTTCTGGAAGCCATACGGGCAGATGAAGATTCCGGTTTGGAATCCTGCCAGCACAGCTTTACCCAGACGAGGTAGTGTCGAGGTCAATAGGGTTACCCCTTCTGCTTGAAGCCTTTTGAAAAGCTTTTTGCGGTCTAGGGTTAAATCCTTGGAAAGTGAAGGTGAGCCAGATATGAGGTCTTCAAAGAGACAGTTGTAGAGCGCTTCCATTCTAGAAAGCAACAGGCCATTATGGTCTCGCATATAGCGTGGAACCTCCTGACCCCCCATGCATGTTGGCTACTGGTGACGATTAAAGTTCGCCACGCAGCAGTGCATCAACGTTTGCTGTTACCAGAAACTCCTTGAGCTCCGCGATTACGTCATCCACATCTACTCGGGCAATCCCCACACGGGGGACCGAGAGGGTGAAGTTCATGACCACGGTTCTGGGGCGAGACTGGGCGTCGAGTACCGTTTTAGCGATCTTAACCAGATGACGATCACTGCCTTCAACAGCAGTGGTCATTTGGTGTCCGATCTGAAGCGTGTTCGGCGTGGACAGTGTCCCACTCGTCGAGGCGTAGATGCTTTTAACAGCATCCATGCTGAGACGAACGAAATTGACAGTGGCAGCGGCGGCGTTCTTAAGCGCCAAAGGTGATGCAAACATAGGGGATATACTCCGGTTGGTTGTGAATTAACAAAACAACAAAAAGGCCTAGTGAGCTCAAAGCTTTTGCATGAGCAATGCTAGACCAGTCCACAGCTGGCCGTTAGAAGGAATCGAGAAGTCGACTCCACCGAAGGAGAGTGGTAATCCATTTCTCCGCATGTAGTAAGTGCGAGCACATCTTTGGATCACACCGCCACCGGCTGAGCCGTTGTAGGCGGGTCTGTGAATCCATTCGTGCTCCCATTCCTGCATGATCTTCACTGAATAACCTAGATCCTTGAAAATACAAGGCAAAGTTATCTTTGGCGTAAGGGAATTTAAAAACTCCCCAACATTGATTAGCCAGTCGATGACAAATGAAAAGGGAACGAGTTCCCAAAATGTCCCGATCGGATCGTCAAAACCAAAGCGCCGAGTGAGTGCTCGCAAACGCAGCTCGAGGTCGGTTAGTGAAGAAACATCATAGGTAACGATAGCAAAGGCGTGATAAAAAGCTTTGTTTTGCAAAGCTCTAGTCTCCCACCCTGCATTCGATCCGGTGATGAGAGAGTTGGCGACTCCAGAATATGGAATAGTCGCGCGGTAAGAAACCCGAACCGGTTTACCCTGGTTTTTGCGTAACCAAGATACGTGCTTCTCTAACTCTGTTAGTCCTCGATAAACTCCCTTAACATCAGAGATGATGGGGAGAACACCAAAGAGCAGAGCTAGGTAGCCCCCTGCCAAACCCTTCACAAGGCGTTTAACCTCGGAAAGACTGGCCCCATATTGTCCTCCTAAGGACGATAGGGTTTGACGGAACTGAGGCACAAGGGACTTGACTTCGCCAGCTTCCAGTAACGATACAGGAAGCTGAACCTTGGCATCTACACAACCGGACTTAAAATAGTCCATTGCCGCGTTATGATGCACAGACAAGTTGGGAAGAACTGGGGTAGTTAGCAAGGTCTGACGTGTAGTGACCTGATAACACGATCGGAATTGACTCCGAGACGTGTGGGCCGCATTGTCATAAAACCTGCCACCAGCATAAGCCATCTTTGACTCTGCTACCAGATGGTTGCAGAATTGAGTAGGCCTAAAACCGGCTCTGTCTTTCTTGCAAGTTCCATACACAATACTCGCATAAGAACCATTCAAGTCATAACCGTGGTTAGGCGTATTACCGTCTTGTACCCAGTCAGATTTGGTGGTATCCCAATACTCGTGAGTGTTGGTTCCTGTTCGATAAACTGAAACTAACCTGTCAACCACTTTGGATCTCATAAGTAACCTCCTTCGGGGGGGGCGGGCGCATGCGCCCG